TAGGATCTCCATAAAAATAGTCTGCCACTTGATCTGGTCTTTCATCTCCTTGGATTCTATATTCCTCAAAAGCAGTGAAATTATTTTCTAGATCAGAACGCAATTTAAATCTTCTAAAGAAGTTTTTGACATTTGTATTGTCTAGATTAGAACTTCTTGTATTTAATTGTGATGGATATACAAATTCTGGAATTCTTCTAAAATAATGTGCCATTTTTAGTAACCCGTTCCTGCATCTGGAGCATCCGCATTATCACCAAAGTCTTCATAGTAAATTGGTTCAATTTCTCCAAAAGTTAATCCCATTACAATATGTGTTGGAGTTCCATCATAATATGTAGAATATACGCTACTTCCTGTATAATTTATTTGTACACTCTTGAGAGCACATACTTTCATTTTGTTTAAAAATGGGTGATCCTTTGCATCTTGATGAAGATAACTGATCTGGAAAACATCTGGAGACGATAAAAAGAAACCTCCCTTATTACCTGATTTAGCTGCTGAGTATTTTTTAAAGGTGTGAATAATTTTTCTAACTATTTGACCTTCTGCAGGACTTCTTGGAGAAAATACAAATGAGTAAGAAAATTCTCTTAGATTGACACCTCCAAAAAGAAGTTCTTTATTTGGATTGACTATTTGGCCAGATGTTCTTGCGAAAATAGTATTCATATCAATATTTGCACCAGTCAAAGCACCGGCAGCTGCTCCAGCAAGGGCTTTTTGTGCTGCATCAACTCCATCTTTTCCCATCAAACCAGTTGATTCAAGTGCAGTCTTTAACTCACTACCAAGAGCATTTAGTTCTGCTTTATTATCAACTCCCATTAACCCGACTGATGCCTGATATGCAAGTGCAGCAAAACTATTCAAATCACCTTCATTCCACGAAACAGTGTTGCCAACATTAATATCATTTGGCATTGGAAGATAAATTTTTGCAAGAGACTTTCCACCAGCAGTTGCACCAGGTCTTCCAAGTGCTCTGGCAGAAGATCGTGTGAGTGAAGTTCCTACTGGTACATATTCTACAACTTCAAATTTTATTACATCTTGTGTTGGAGATATTTTTTCAGGATATCTTAAGTCTTGAACCGATTTATCCGTTTTTCTTGGTTTGGGTGCAGTTGTAGAAGATGAAGCTGCAACTTTTGCTGATGTTGGACTTTTTGCTGAAGGTGGAGTTGACGATTTACCTCCGCTGGTGGTTCCACCTGTTGATGATCCTTTAATTAAAGCTCCACTTTTAGGATCATATTCTCCACCAGCTCCACTATATATTCCAGCGGGTTTTGGAATCCTTTTACCAGTTGCATAGTCATAATAACTTCCATCCCCCCCTTTATAATAAGTTGGAGTTGAACTACCTCCAGGGGCATAAGAACCCACCTTAGCTGCTGCAGCCCTTCTTGAAGCCGCAGCTCTTCTTGCTGGTCCAGATAGTCGTGCCATTAATAATGATACTTTTTTTTATTTATATCGTATTCCTAAATCGTCCTCAGTTAAAATCTTAAATTCCCACATATTGTCTTTGCAAAATTCTTCAGCAGCATTCCATTTTGCCTGATTAACAACCCAAGTTTTTGCCTCAGACATATAACTCTTGGTTCTTCTTTTTTGTTGAGGTTCGACTGTTTGCTTTTTTGGTTTAATTTCTATCAAAGATTTTTTTATTTTTCCGTCTTTATCTTTATACTTTATGTAAAAATCTGGATAATATCTATGTCTTTTTCTATCAATCGGTGATACATAGGGTATGGATATCTCCTCCGAAGCCCACTCTATAATATTTTCATTTAGGTCACAGTATTGCATAAACTTTCTTTCCCACAATGACCTATAAATAATATTATTAGGATTGCCTATATATTTTCTCTCATTTGAGGGTCTGTACCTTCCCTTATAAGCCATATTCAAATTTTTAATTTTATTTAGATGGCATCACCACCACCAATTTCTGCTTTTACTTCACCAACTTTCGGAACTTCCTCTACAATTTCTGCACCCGGATTAACTGGTACAGGATTACTTGCAGCACCCAGTTCATCTGCAGTTTCTGGTTCTGGTTCTATTGCTGGATACCCCCCTTCACCAAGAGATCTATCTTTAGATCCCAGATATGTTTTATCAACATCTATACTTGGATCATTATCTAGTTTATATGAAGTTTCTTTTACTGGGTTTCCCTTAGGGTTTGGTAATATTGATTTTATAACCAGAGAACTTGGTTTATTGTGCCATAGTGCAACTCTTCCAGCTACTAGTGTGGGAACACTTGAAGTAAGTGGTCAATTCCAAGGAATTAATGAAAAATTTGCTCACACCAGAATTTATCCTCCAGTAACCTTTTCTTTTTATGAAACTCTTGATTATAAGACGATTGAATTTTTTGAAGGATGGCAAAGGTATATAACCGTGCAAGGAGAATCTCAAGCATCTGACAATTATTACTACAGAATGAGATATCCCTCAGAGTATAAATGTGATTCGATGTATATAACAAAGTTTGAAAAAAATTATGGAAGCAAACTATTTACGGATACTCTATCATATCAATTTATAAAATGCTTCCCAACTAATGTCACATCCATTCCAGTTCAATATGGGGATTCTGAGATTCTAAAGGTAAGTGTAGAATTTTCTTATGATAGATATATTCAATACATAAATGGAAAAATTGCAGAAAATACTCCTAGACCTACAGCATCTGGAGGAACTCCATCACCAACAACACCAACATCCGCGGCCGCTGCAGCTACTGGAGCACCTAGAGATGATCTTGCTATTTGGGCATTATCAAATCGTAAGGTGGTAACATCAGTGGGCACAGCGGAAGAAAGAAGAATACTTGCAGATGCAGATGCAAGGTTCCCCGTTGGTTCCCCTGCACGAGCAGCATTAAGAGCAAGAGCGACGAGTGGAGCATATACAACTGCTGGTGGAGTTGTTGCTGGAAGACCTATCACTGGGCCACTTGGATTCTAAGTGGTCGGATAAATAAATACACCTGATTTTTTTATAGGATATTATGCCTTTACCTAAAATTTCTGCACCAACTTATGAATTGGCATTGCCATCTTCAATGGAAACAGTTAAGTACAGACCGTTTCTAGTTAAAGAAGAAAAATTGCTACTAATTGCATTGCAAAGTAATGACCAAAAAGAAATTACAAATGCAATCAAAGCAGTAATTAAAGAATGTGTTTTGACAAAAGGTGTTAAGGTTGATTCACTACCAACATTTGATATTGAATATTTGTTCTTAAATATTCGTGGCAAATCAATTGGAGAAAAAATTGAAGTTAATTTACTTTGCCCAGATGATGGAGTAACTGAAGTTAAGAAAGAAATTTATCTTGACGAAATTAAAGTTCTGATTGATGATGAAAATAATAATACTATTGATCTTGGTGATGGACTCACTCTATTGCTTAAGTATCCATCTCTAGATGAATTTGTCAAGAGTAATTTTGAAGTAGAAGGTGCTGATAATGTAGAAAGATCATTTGATCTAATCGCATCATGTATTGATAAAATCTATAATGAAGAAGAAGTATGGGAAGGAAAAGATTCTTCTCAGAAAGAATTGAAAGAGTTTATTGATCAGTTGAGTTCGGCTCAATTCAAAGAAATTGAAAAATTCTTTGAAACGATGCCAAAACTTTCTTATACAACTAAAATTAAGAACCCCAATACGAAAGTTGAAAGTGAAGTTGTTCTTGAGGGACTTGCAAGTTTTTTCGCCTAGGAATGGCACATATTAATCTTGAAAATTATTTCAAGTTAAATTTTGCACTAATGCAGTTTCACAAATACAGTTTAACTGAAATTGAAAATATGATGCCTTGGGAAAGGGACATTTATGTAGAACTTCTTAAAAATCATATTGAAGAAGAGGAACTAAAGGCAAAACAAGATGCCAATAAACAAAGGTACTAAAACTGAACAAATAGATCCTAGAGTTTTAGAAATTCTAGGATTGCAGGATGTTTTCGATTTTACATATGCAGAGTACCTTACTCTTCTAAAAGGTAAGATGGCAGAAGCGAGGATGACAAAATCCTCAATTTCTACAGAAAGAACAGAACTTCTTACAAAAGAATATAAGAGAGTAAAAAATAAAGAAGGTCAATTTAAAGTAAAGAAAAAGAAAATAAGTTCTGCAAATGTATCAAATAATTTAAAAGTATCCAAACCTCTAAAGGCACTTCCACCAGGAAAAATGATTGGTGGTGATGGTGCCATCGTCAAATATGTAGAGCAACAAAATAAAACTCTTGGTGACATTGAGAAGACTCTTAAAACCGGTGTAAAAAACGAAGAGAAAAGATCTAAAGAAAAAAGAAGAGTTGCTGCTCAAGTAGAAGATAAGAGAAAGAAAGTAGCAACTGAAAAAGTATTGGAATCTGGTCCAGACTTTTCCGCATTTCAAAAACTTGCTGCACCGATTGTTAAACCAGTAGAAGATCTTTTTAATAGAATTTTAAAATTTCTTGGTCTTACTTTTGCTGGATTTGTTTTAGATAAAAGTTACAAGTGGTGGACTAATCCTTCCAATCAAGAAAAAGTACAAAAAATACAAAACTTTTTTAGTAGTGTTGGTGATTGGTTCAATGATGAAAATAATCAGAAGAAGATAGGAACATTAGTTAAGTTTTTAAAAGATCATTGGGTTGCTCTTTTT